TTTCTGCTAATATCAAGACTGAAATGGCTGCTGGTAAGCCACAAAAGCAGGCTGTTGCAATCGCACTGGCAAAGGCCAAGAAGAAAGGCTCTAAGAAATGAGCATTACGACATATGCAGAACTAAAAGCGGCGATTGCTGACTTTCTGAACCGTGACGACCTCGACACGGCGATTGACACGTTCATTGATCTTGCCGAAGCAGACATGAACCGCGCTATACGTCACTGGCGTATGGAAGGCCGTTCTACTGCTGAGATTGACACGCAATACAGCGCACTGCCTGCTGACTTTATGGAAGCGATCCGCTTCTACATCACGTCTGGCTTTACGCATCCTTTGGAGCCGATCAGCCAAGCTGAACTGCTGAGCCGCAAGCGCGAAGACCTGAACACGTCTGGTGAGCCGCGCTTCTACGCAATCACGGGCGGTGAGATTGAGGTTTATCCTGCGCCTGACGGCACGTATGAAGCTGAACTGTATTACTACAAGCGGATTGATGCTCTGTCTGACAGCACAACAACCAACTGGCTGCTGACTTACTACCCTGACGCCTATCTTTACGGTGCTTTGGTTCACTCCGCTCCATATTTAAAGGACGAGGCGCGGCTCCCCGTTTGGGCATCGCTATATCAGAACGCAACTGCTTCCATTAACCGAGATAGTGAGAAATCTAAGTGGGGTGGGACAGGGCTGCGTATCAAGCCACGTATATCTTAACGCTTGCCGTGATTTGGGTGGAAGCCATACTTGGCTTCTGCCTCTTTTCTTGCCGCAATAGCATCTTCAATGTTTTCGAAATATCCAAGATGGATATTTCTTTTGTTATCTTTTATATATGCTTTCCATTTTGCTCCAGATTTATACCAGCACACACCTAGTGTGCCACTTGTATTGTTTGACTGGACTTTTCTGTTCCTCATATTATCAAGAGGATTTGATTTTCTAAGGTTAACAATTCTATTGTCAGACCCGTCACCATTTATATGGTCAATGGTAAAATCAGAGCAATCGTCGTAAAAAATGCTCCATATAATTCTGTGCGCTTTATATTTCACCCCAAATATGTCGCCTACTTTGTAGCCCATAACAGTAGCTTTGAATGCTTCTTTGCCTGAGTATCGGTTATTCCACGGGTCACAGTCAGCTTCTCGTTTAAACATATCTGGCGTTCGTGTTCGCCAATACAGTTTACCAGTCTCTGGTTCATAGCGAAGCAGTTGACGCAATAGTTCTGGGGATGGTAGGTCTTTTACAGACATCTTGGCCTCTCCTTTAGGCTGATATGTATAGAACCTCACCAGTGTTGTCGCATTGGTGAGGTTCGTGTATATTAGGCCATAATGAAACATTTTTCAATGGGAGGCGCACTTGTCCTTTTCCAATAACGCAGAAACCCTAGTCCTGAATTGGATTTTGGACCCTCTATCATCTCCAACGCGACCTAGCGCAACGTATCTTGCGCTGTTCACCACCAACCCAGCAGAGGACGGCTCTGGCACTGAGGTGTCTGGCACTGGCACTGCTTACGTGCGTCAGTCTGTCAGCTTCACGGTGTCTGGCAACACAGCGTCCAACTTGGCTGCTGTTGAGTTTCCGACTGCAACTGCCAGCTACGGCACTGTCACGCATGTTGGCGTCTATGACGCATCCTCTGGCGGCAACCTGATTGCATACGCTGCGCTCACCACGTCCAAGGCAATCGACACAGGCGATGTGCTGCGCATTCCTGCTGGCGATCTGGATGTGACGCTAGACTAATGGCTGACACAGTATATCGCACTGGCTTTGGCACTGGAGCCTACGGCGTTCGCGCTTACGGCGTTGACGGTGCGGTAAAGGCCACTGCGTCTACTGTCGTCACTGTTTCGGCAACGGCGTCTGCGTCTGTTCGCGTTCGCCTTGCTGCTTCCATCCCTGCCGCTGTTTCGACAGTTGTCGCAGGGTCGCAGAGAGTGCGTGAGGTTTCGGGACCAGCCTCCGCATCTGCTTCCGTCACGAGTTCCTCCCTGCGCGTGCGTGAAGCCTCTGCGTCAATTTCAGCCGCTCTCAGCGCCACTTCCGCCTGTGAGCGGGTAAGGCTGGCTGACAGCGCAGTTGCGGCTGTAGCGGGCGTTTCTGGGGCTTGTGAGCGTATCAAGCAGCCTGACGCTGCTGTGTCATGCGCTTCTGCTGTCACTGTCCGCACTGAGGTGGTCTTTAACGTAGGTCCGCAGATCGCGGCTGCTGCGTCTGTTTCGGCGTCTGGCTTGCGTATTCAGCAGCCTAGCGCATCTATTTCAGTCCTATCTGCCTTTGCTGCTAATGCCATTGAAAAGTGGGAGCCTGAAGCTGGCACGGCTGAGACGTGGACGGTGGTTGATCCTGCTGCTGAAATATGGCAAGATGCGGCTAACGCGACCGAGGACTGGATTGCGTCTTCCCCCACATCGACGGATTGGAACGCTGCCTCGGCTACCGCTGAGACTTGGCTACCTGCTGCTTAGGAGAGAATAAATGGCTGATACCACTACCACCACTTACGGCTTAACAAAGCCTGAGATTGGCGCATCCGAGGACACATGGGGCGACAAGATCAACGCCAACCTTGACGCGATTGATGATCTGCTTGACGGCACGACTGCCGTAACTGGCATTGATATTAACAGCGGCACGATTGACGGCGTGACGATTGGTGGCACGGCTGCCCCGACTGTTACCAATATCGACATCAACGGCGGCACGATTGACGGCGTGACTATTGGTGGAACTACGCCTGCTGCTGGCACGTTTACAGCTTTTACTTCAAATGGTATTGACGACAATGCTACGTCCACTGCTGTTACCTTGGATGCGTCTGGGAACGTGTTGGTGGGTAAGACAAGTGCTGATGCGGGTGCTTCAGTTGGTGTTGAGGCAACGTCCTCTGGTAAAACTTATTTCACACGGGACACTTCATCCACTACAGCATCTGTTCTCGATGTGAACAAAAAGACTGGTGACGGTGCTATTATTGCAATCCGCAAAGACAACACCACGGTGGGGAGTATTGGGGCTGCATCTGGGTCAACATATATTGATGGTGGTGCAAATTACTCTGGTCTTACATTTGGTGGCGATAACGTATCAGAAGGTCGTATTGTTCCTCGCCGTGGTGGGGCTGTTGCAGATGCACAAACAAACCTTGGCACAGCCTCCGTCCGCTTCAAGAACCTCTACCTCTCTGGCGGTGTCTACCTCGGCGGCACTGGGGCGGCTAATAAGCTGGATGACTATGAGGAGGGGACTTGGACGCCTTCTATTAGTGGTGTGACTGTTACATCTGGAACTTTTGAGGGATATTACACCAAAGTCGGCAATATGGTGACTGTTTGGGTGCGAATGGCATTGGCAACATTGAGTGGAACGGGCAGTATTATAACTGGCTTACCTTTCACTGTGGATGTCCGGTCAAGTACGAGCGCACCAGCATTATATTACCATGCCGATGGCGACAAAGCAGTTTATGGCCTTGCCGTAAATAACACAACTCAGATCAATATGCAGTATAACCGAGCGAGCACCACATGGACGGCGGCAAATTTTACTAGCGGGTCTAGCAAATATTTTCATATGTCACTGACCTACAAGGTCGCATAACCACCCCTGTTGGATCACAGGGTAGTCAGTCCAACCGCCATAAAGGAGATAAACGATGGCACTAACAGAACGCACAACTGAAGACAAAATCGAAATCGTAGGCGAGTTTAAGCACATCCAAGTGCGGACAGCCACGATCATCGAACGTGATGGCGTAGAGATTTCTCGCAGCTTCCACCGCCACGTAATCGCACCGACAGACGATGTGTCTGCTGAGAGTGCAGAGGTTCAGGCCATTGCCGCTGCGGTTCACACTGCGGACGTTAAGGCTGCATATGAAGCACACTTGGCTGCACAGGTAGTATCAGCAGAACCTGCTGCTGAGTAAGCATTAAAAACAACTAGGGCGGCACATGCCGCCTTAGTTTTACCAATGCGTTTCTCTGTGTTATATTGCTGTCAACCTTAGTTGAGAGGCGTCAATGGCTCTAATTGATTTGAATATCCCTGCTGGAATTTACCGCAATGGGACAGAGATACAGTCTATGGGTCGCTGGCGTGATGCCAACCTCGTCCGCTGGAATGATGGCGTCATGCGTCCTGTTGGCGGATGGCGAACACGTTCTGACAGCGCAGGCAATGCAAAACTCCGTGGCATGACAGCTTGGTCTGACAACAGTGCAGACCGCTGGATTGCTGCTGGCAGCTACAACAAACTCTACGTCTGGAATACGTCAGGCACGCAGTTTGACATTACTCCAACTGGCTTGACCACTGGTCGTGAGGATGCAGAGGCGTTTACTGGTTACGGCGGCGGCGCATATGGCTCGTATGCCTACGGCGTTGCGCGTCCCGACACGGCAAACATCTTGCAAGCAACCAACTGGCACTTGGATCAGTGGGGCGAATATCTGCTGGCCTGTAACGAAGATGACGGCAAGATTTACCAGTGGGACGTAAATACATCCAACATTGCTACTGTTGTCACAAACGCACCAACCAGCAACAACGCCATTCTGGTAACGGCTGAGCGGTTCTTGTTTGCACTTGGCGCAGGTGGCAACCCGCGTCTTGTTCAGTGGTCGGACCGCGAAGATAATACCAACTGGACACCAGCCGCGACAAACGAAGCTGGTGATCTGGAACTGCAAACCAGCGGTAAAATCATTGCGGGCGTCAACGTTCGTGGTCAGTCGCTTATTCTAACAACCCGTGATGCCCATACTGCCACGTATTCTGGCCCGCCATTTGTGTATGGCTTCGAGAAAGTCGGATCGTCTTGCGGCATTGCAGCGCCACAGGCTGTGGCTGTTGTGGATGACGGCGCGTTCTGGATGGGCGTAAACGGCTTCTTTAACTACAACGGCTCTGCGGTTCAGGAATTGAACTGTGACGTTGCTGACTACGTGTTCAACGACATGAACCGCGCTCAGATCAGCAAGGCTTTTGGCGTAGCACTTGGCACGCACTCTGAGATTTGGTGGTTCTATCCATCCGCTGCATCGACCGAAAACGACCGCTATGTCGTCTTTAACTACAAAGAAGGCACTTGGTATATTGGCGAGTTGGCACGCACAGCAGGCGTAGGCCGTGGGT